GGAAATGACTGCGACGTTGACAGAAGATGAAAAGGTCGCGATAATTTCTACTAATACGACTAAATTTACAGAGTTATTGGATTCTTATGTCCATGATAGTTTTAACTTGGGATTAAAATCTAATAGGAAATCTAAAAAATAGATTTCGAACCGAATGTGAGATTAAAACCTCACTGTCCTATGATTTAATTATTATAGGTTAAATTACATCAACTTGAAACTAAGTTAATGTTGCTATAGTGATTTGCTATTACTATAGTATTATTTTTAGCTAAAATCAAAGGAGACAACTCTATGGCATTAGAGGAAGTCCTACCAACTGTCGTTCCTGTGGGTGTGTTACAAGAAACGGCTAATACTAATAATACAGAAGGAAATACTAAGATGGCTGATACAATTATTGCACAACCACAAGACGGTTTAATGGGTGGCGGAACTTTAGGTGGTTTAATTTTAGGTTCTATGTTTTCAAGAAACGGAATGTTTGGTGGAAATGGTCAAGTAGATGGCGCTGTTGGTAACAGTCAAGTTATCCAGGCATTGAACCAACAACAGCTTGCGTCTGCAACTCAAATCATGACACAAGATATCAACCGTACATCAAGAGATGTAGCGGTAGCAGCTGCAGAAACACAAGCGGCAGTAGCCAGTGCAAACTTGAACCAAACGATCGCGAGTTTACAAGGTCAAACTGGTTTAACGAAAACTATCATGGATAGCACGATTACTAATACAGCTGGGCATACTAATATCCTTGGTGCAGTTAATGGTTCTACTGCAGACACTGTAGCATCGATCAATAACGCCAGACAAGGTATTTCTGCAGACATTCAAAATGCACTTGGTGTATTAGATGCAGACATTCATGGTGTAGCAAGTCAAATCGATCGTTCATTTAATTCGGTTAGAGATGAAATTTCACGCGGTAATGGTTTATTATTGGCAGCGGCACATTCCGCAGAAATCAACGGTTTAAAATCTTCATTTGAAATTCAAAAATCAGTAACAGACGATGGCGACAAAACTCGTGCAATGATTTCTCAAAATTTAATTATGGATTTGGAACGTCAATTAGCACAAAGCCATAACAATCATAGATCAGACCGTACAACTTCTGATTTAATCATTAACAACAATAATAACAATAATGTATTAGCGCAACAAATGCAACAACAAGCGCAACAACAACAAATCGCTACTGTCGCTAATGGTTTATCTACTGTATTAAGTCACTTGAATAACATTTCACAAGTTAGTATCGCGACTGGTCGTAACAACACAATTACCCCAAACGCAGTGAATGTATAACATATTTCAATAAAAAATACGGCTTAGTTTTATTAAATAATTGATTGAAGGGGATGTTATATGTCCCCTTTTTATAGTGGAGTTAAAATGTATAATAATCTTTATCAGTCACAAATCGAAACATTACAAGCGCAAATCGATAGAATGAAATCTATCGGTCCAACTATTAATCAACCTTTAAACCAATCATCGAATATGTCGTTTAACGATGAACAAATTAAAAATTTAGTTAGACAAGAAATTAGTGCGATGTTCCCTCAAGTTAATCAAACAGAACAAGAAATTAAACCAGTTCAATTAACCCCACACGAACAAATGATTAAAGAAATAAATGATTTGGCTACAGCAGTTTTAGCTCCAGAAGATTTAACATTTTTAAATTCACCAGATATGATTAAATGCGTACCAGTATTCTTGAAATCCACCAGAGGAAAAGAAGCAGTTGCATTATTGATGAACGAGTACAAAAGTTATATCGAAGGAAAGTAAAATACTCTCCAATTTTACATTATGAAACATTACAAACATTACTACTATTAAATTAGTGTTAATGTTTGTAATGTTTTTTATTATACAGAATATGAACAGTCAATTCAAAGGAGTATTATATGCAAAAATTATTATATGTATTAAACCGTTTACAAGAACCTTCCAGTCATCAATCGTTATTATTACTGGCTGGTTATTTTAGTATCAACCCAATTCAATTAGACAATTGGTTACATATTTGCATAACTGTAGTGGGAATACTAGGTGTTTTTTGTAAAGAAGGTTCACCAGAATCCCGAACAGATAACGCAAATACAGAATAAACCGAATTTCGTAGGGGATTATATAGCTTTTTATATCGAATTTCATAACCCATTGATTTATAACACATTTTTATTATTTATTTTAAAAATAAATCGTTATAAATCAATGGGTTATAATAAATAGGTATATTTTATTAAATAAAAAGGAATATTATGATAACATCTAGGGAACAATTGAAACAATATGTATTGCGTGCATTGGGTGAACCAGTAATACAAGTTAATATAGCAGAAGAACAATTAGATGATAGGATTGACGAAGCAATAGCATATTATAATATGTATCATTACGATGGTGTAGAACGTTTATATCTTAAACATCAAATCACGGAAGATGACAAAGTAAATAAATATATAGAATTACCAGAAAACGTCAAAGGTGTCGCTAGAATCCTTTCATTAAGTTCTAATACTAGCAACCAGTTATTAAATTATGAAACCCAATTCAGATTATCACAAGTCGCTAATCTACATACAGCGACATTATCCGAATATCAAATGACAATGAATAATCTACAAATGATCGATTCATTATTATCTGGACAAACGATCATGCGGTTCAATAAAAATGATGGTAAGTTACACATCGATTATAACTGGGACAAATTGGTAACAGATAATTATTTTATAGTTGATTGCTATGCAGTGATAAATCCTGAAATATCGATTAGAATGTATAATGACATTTGGTTAAAAAGTTACCTGATCACTTTAGTTAAAAGGCAATGGGGTCAAAATTTATTAAAATATGAAGGTGTACAGTTACCAGGCGGTGTTACTTTATCAGGACAAAATATGTATGATACTGCAGTAGGTGAACAAGCTGCATTAGAACAACAAGCGATTAATGAATCTGGAATGTTAGATATGTTTATTGGTTAACCGTCAAGAAGAATTTTGAATAATATTACGATAAAACAATAAAGCATTAACCCTTACTTAAACGCCGTCTTAGCTATAATACCACTAAATCACTACAAAGTAAAATTAAACAAAAGCAATGTTTAATCGTATAGATTAAAGACACGAATAAGTAAATTAACAATTAAAGCATTTTAGATAAGGTTTCATGAGATCATAAGAAATACAACAGAAATATTATCAACAAGCTCTATCCCTACTTCAGCCACCACTTGGTTATTATACCACTGTAACACTACAAAGTAAAATCTAACAAAGTAATGTTTATTTTCAATTTAGCAATAACATTGTTAGAAATACTGAATAATATAACTTTATTATATACAAACTTAGACAGCGAGAACCACTGTTTAAACAAGAATAATGGTTGGTTTAATAGTAGATAATGAATACAAAAATACCCTCTATAGCATTAAACTATAGAAGGAAGTTATCAAGAAGAATTATGAGTAAGTAGTAAGATAAAACAATAAAGCATTAAACCTACTTAAACGCCGTCTTAGCTATAATACCACTAAATCACTACAAAGTAAAATCGAACAAAGTAAAACTTTTGAATAGGATATAATAATGTCAAGAAATACATATTTCGATAATAGAAGACAAACAGAACAAAATTTATACGAAGATTGTATCATTGAATGCTCTAACATATACGGCGAAAATATGTTTTACATACCAAGAACATTGGTAGCAGTAGACGATATAATCGGTGAAGACAGAATTTCTCAATTTAAAGAAGCGTATAAAATAGTGGCTTATTTTTCTAATGTAACTCAATTCGATGGACAGTTTATGATGTCGAAGTTTGGGTTTTCAGCAGAACAATCTGCTACATTAGAAATCCCAAGAAAAGAATGGAGAAACTTGGTAGGCAGATACGGCGAAACCATTATCCCTACACGACCATGTGAAGGTGATTTAATTTACTTTCCATTAACTAAAGGTCTATTTGAAATTAAATTCGTCCAACATCAAGATCCATTCTATCAATTGGGTAAATTATATACATGGAAGTTAAGCGTAGAATTATTCCAATACTCATCCGAAAAAATTGATACTGGTGTAGCTGCAATCGATATTTTCGAAACACTTAAAACTTTTTCTACGGATTTAGCAGTTAATAATACTGGACAAGTTATTTCGGTCAATTTAACTAATACTGGTAGTAATTATACGACACCACCAGTTATTACATTCGTATCCGATTCTGGAATAGATGCAACGGCAACCGCGATTATTGGTACTGGTATATTAAATGGTCAAATAATTCTTATCGATGTAACTAATGGCGGTTCTGGATATTCTACATCACCACAAGTCATTATTACAGGCGATGGAAGTAATGCAACAGCAGAAGCAATTATAGATATTAATATAGATACACCAGATAATTTTGGTGATAATAATAAATTCAAAAAGAAATCTAAGCAAATTATATTCTCTGAATCTAATCCGTTTGGAAATCTATAATCAATTAAAGGTATAAATATGAGTAATCACTTTAAAGAAACAGAATTCGCATGTAAATGTTGTGGAGTTACTAAAGTTAATCCTAAATTATTATCGTTATTGAATGTAATTAGGGAAGAACTAGATGAACCCATTTATATCACTTCTGGTTATCGATGCCCAAAACACAATAAAGAATGTGGCGGCAAACCAAAATCACAACACATGTTAGGTAATGCAGCAGATATTCATGTGAAATCAATGAATCCAAAACAACTGTATACATTACTAGAAGGTAAATTCAATATACAAGGAATGGGATTATATCCAACGTTCGTACATATAGACGTTAGAGAAACTGGTAAAGCAAGATGGTGATTTAATGAAACCATATTATCATGGTATTATAAAAAAAGCGATAACGTCGTTTGGTAAATTATTTTCTGATATCCAAATTCAAAGATTCGATGTAGATGGTAATGTTTCACAAACTATAGTAGTTCCAATAGCTTATTCCAATAAACAAAAATGGTTGACTAGATTAGAACAAGATCCAAATTTGGAAAACTATACATTAACTTCATTACCACGTTTAGGTTTCGAAATTACGTCATACACTTATGACCCAACTAGAAAAACCAATAAACATACGGTAGTACAAACAAAAATAAACGATAATCAAGTTAATACACAATTTACACCAGTGCCTTATAACGTAGGAATATCATTATATCTACAAACTAAAAATATAGAAGATGGTTTACAATGTATGGAAATGATTATACCATACTTTTCGCCTCAGTATAATTTATCTATTAATGCAGTAGATGATATGGACATCATTAATAATATACCATTGATCCTAGAAGGTGTTTCTTCCGAAGATGATTACGAATCCGATATGATTTCTCGTAGATCTATTATACACACATTCGATTTTACAATGAAATTAAATCTATTTGGACCAGTTATTCAATCTGGTGTCATCACTAACGTAATAGCAAATCTTCCACTACAACAACAAATGTATAACGTCGCGGCTATTAAACCAGCGGATGTACCAAATAATTTCTCGGTCGATACTTGGACCAATATAAATCTTTAAATAATTTTATTATAAATACTTATTAATAACACACAATCCTTTTAGGAGAACATAATATGGCATATAGACAATCACCAGGTGTCACCATTGCGGAAATTGATAATACTGGCATCGTAACTGGTATCAGTACAACCGCTGCTGCATTCGCTGGTATTTTTAATTGGGGCCCAGTTAGTTACCCAACTACAGTGACATCAGAACAACATTTAGTTTCGCTTTTTGGTAAACCATCTACTAGCAATAACCAAGAATGGTATACAGCTGCAAACTACTTGGCTTATAACAACAACTTATTAAACGTCCGTATCGATGCAGCGGGTCAATATAACGCTATCCCATCACACAAAACCTTAATCACTGGTACTATCTCTGTAGAACAAGGTACAACCATCGTGACAGGTGGAACAGTAGGTGCGGATGCGACAGATTTCGTCACGGAATTATCGATTGGCGACGTTTTAATGTTGACACCAGATAACGCTATCGAGTATATTACAATCGGTACAGTAGAAACAATCACAAATGCAAATACTTTAGTATTATCTTCTAGTTATACAGACAATACATTAAATGCAGCTACCGCTTATATCGACAAACGCATCAATATCAAAAACGAAGAACAATACCACGAAAGTTTCGAGGGTGGAGCTACTTCGGTTGGACAATTCGCGGCTAAATACCCTGGCAAATTGGGCAACAGCATTCAAGTCGTTCTATTAGATCATAATACATTTAAACTATTCAATGGCACTGGTACACTTAGCGGTTCAAGTGCTAGTTCGACAATTACAGTGTCTGGTTTACCTAATCAAGGTTATTTACAACCTGGTTATACATTATACACAGAAACTGGTAATCAAATTGGCGTTATCAAAAAAGTATTATCTAAAACTTCTATCGTTTTAGTATCGCCACCTACAATTACTTTAACATCGGCTAAATATAAAGCGTCTATTCCTAGTGAATTAAGTTCTTTATTTACACGCGCACCAGGTACATCTCTATTCGCGGAAAATAAAGGTTATGAATCTGCATTAGACGAAGTTCATGTTATTGTATTGGACGCTGGTGGTAAAATTACTGGTACACCAAATGCAGTATTAGAAAAATATTCATTCTTATCTAAAATGCAAGATGCGTTAGACGAATCTGGTTCTACAATTTATTATAAAAATAAAATTAACTCGGAATCGAAATACGTTTGGTGGTTAGATACACCAAGCACAGATGAAGTGGATTCTACTGGTGTTAGTTGGGGAACCGATTTAATTTCATATCCTAGAACTTCTGTAGTACAACCTTTGAAATGTCCTAATTTCGTTGTACTAGATGGTGGTTTCGATGCATCTTCTACCAGATCGACTTTAGTTGTACAATCAGATAAAATCGCCGCATTGCAAATTTTATCTAACAAAGAACTTTATACTTTCCAATCTATTTTCGTTGGTAAGGCAGCCCCAGAAGTAGCAAACGCCGCAATTTCTTTAGCAGAACTTCGTCAAGATGCCGTAGTATTTATTTCTCCAGAAGACGTAGATGGCTCGCCTATCAAAGGTACTGGTACAAGTGCAGTAAATAAAATTTTAAATTATCGTGCATTAGTTGGTAAATCTTCTTCGTATGCTTTCATGGATTCTGGTTATAAAGAACAATTAGATAAGTATAACGTCAAAAAGATTGCAGTTCCTTTAAATGGTGACATCGCTGGTTTAAACGCGGCAGCTACCCGTATCCAACCTTGGAATACACCCGCTGGTTTTAATCACGGTCAATTAAAAAATACCGTAAAATTATTATTCAATCCAACCGAACCAGACCGCGATTTATTATATCCGATGGGCGTCAACTCTGTGGTAGCATTCAAAGCACATGGTACTGTTTTATTTGGTGATAAAACTATGCAAGATAGAGCATCTGCTTTCGATAGAATCGAAGTAAGAAATTTATTTATCTTCCTAGAGAAATCAATCGAAAAATTCGCACAAAGTAATTTATTCGAAATCAATGATGCGTTTACACGTGCACAATTCAAAAATACTATCGAACCTTTCTTGCGTACAGTTAAAGGCAATAGAGGAATTTATGATTTCCAAATTATATGCGATGAAACTAATAATACACCAAGTATCGTGGAAACTAATACATTTGTAGCCGACTTGAAGATCAAGCCAAATTACAACATAAATTTTTTGAACCTAAATTTCGTTGGAACACGCCAGTCTGCTTCATTTACGACTACAGTTTAAATAAATCTATAAAGGTTAATCTTATATATTGGGTTAACCTTACATATTTTAATATAAGGATACTATTATGGCTTCTATTAGCATGTTTAAAAGTGCATTGGCGACTGGTGGAGCAAGAGCGAACCAGTTCGAGATGTATATTACACCACCAGCTTCAATCGGGTTCACTTGGACACCACAAGCACAAGATTTTATTCTATGTAAAGGTGCATCATTACCAGCATCTTCTATCGCTGATGTACCAGTCCAATACCGTGGCAAAACAGTACATTTCGCTGGCGAAAGAACTTATGCACCTTGGACAGTAACATTCTTCAATACTTTAGATGAAACTACACCAGCATTGGCATTACGCAACTTCTTCGAAGAATGGCAAACGTATATCCAATCTTATAGTAATATCGATGGTTCTGTTTTGCATGATACTTATACAGCTATTATCGATGTAAATCAATTAGATAGATCAGATAATATCGCGCATTCGTATAAATTCATTAATGCATTCCCCACGGAAATTAGCGAAATCGCGTTGGCATACGAAACAGAAAATGCAATCGAAGAATTCACGGTGACATTCACTTACGATTATTTTGTATCTACTGCAACTTCATCTACGGAAACTGACGCTGCAACCGTAGAAACTAATACAACAGCAATGATTACGGATTAAATAAATTATGGCATTATTCGGTTTATCACTTAAAAGAAAAACCGATAAATCTGTTCAGAAGGTGGAATCTGTTATTCCACCTTCTACTGAAGATGGATCTATATTATCAGCATCCTCGGTTTACGGTTTATCGTTAGATTTAGATGGCGCAATTAAAGACGAAGCAGAATTAATCCGTAGATACAGAGAAACATCGGATTATTCCGATTGTGCATCCGCTATCGACGACATCATCAATGAAATGCTTACTATAGATGGTGATGGACAACCACTTTCGTTAAACCTAGATAGCATCAAATACTCGGACAGCATCAAAACTAAAATCAAAGACGAATTCAATAACGTATTAACCGTCCTAGATTTTAATGATAGAGGATATGATATTATCCGTCAATGGTATATCGATGGTAAATTACATTATCACATAATCAACGATAAAGATAAACCAAAAGCTGGTATCCTAGATTTACGTTATATCGATCCACGCAGAATTAAAAAAATTAAAGAAGTCACTAAAGTACGGGATAAAAACGGAATCGAAATCAATAAAGAAGGTGATACATATTATCTTTATAACGAAAAAGGTTTTACTGGAAATACAAAATCTGGCGTTAAATTATCAGAAGATTCCGTAGTTTATATTTCGTCTGGTATGCTAGATTCTACAACTGGACTAACAAGAAGTTACCTACATAAATGCATTAAAATAGTTAATCAGTTACGGATGACAGAAGATTCTTTAGTCATTTATAGATTCACAAGGGCACCAGAAAGAAGAATTTTCTATATCGATGTCGGGGATTTACCTAAAATTAAAGCCGACCAGTATGTTCAAGATACTATGGCAAGATTTAGAAATAAAATAGTTTATAACTCATCTAATGGTGAAATTAGTTCGGATAACAAATCCTTATCGATGTTAGAAGATTATTTTATTCCACGAAGATCTAATGGACGATCCACTGAAATCACTACACTACCTGGTGGAACTGGTCTGTCGGATATATCCGATATTACTTACTTCCAAAATAAACTATATAGAGCATTAAACGTACCAATAACAAGATTACAACCAGATTCTGGTTTTAGTATTGGACGTTCACAAGAAACTTCTAGGGACGAAATTAAGTTTTTTAAATTCATCTCT